ATATAAAGAGCATCACGGAAGGGTTTAAGTTGAACTACAGGATAACCTATATTAATTACACCAGCACCATTTGCAGGATTAAAATTTGTTTCAGCGTAAGGAGCACTAAAGTAAACGTTGTAACTATCCGCAGGATCACCAGCTAAAAACAGATGGTTTTGAAATACGGCTGCATACTTAGGATCAGTAGGGGCATTAGCATCCGTAATCTGTGTATACGTAGTGCCATCATATGTTGCGGCAGGATTAATGCCATCTGTCAGGACAACTTTAGGCGCACCCCAATTAAGGCGAGTAAAGCGAACCTTAGTGACACCTGTCATTGTGGGAGCGCCAGCCGTAGTTACAGCAACCCATGCACTAGTAGCATTATTCCAGTAATGAAGATAGTTGTTGCCAGCAGAAGGTTTACGACAAGCAAGAATGCCATTGTTGATACCATTGGCTACACAGACACCAAGAACTTTATCAAGACCCGGAACAGTGCCATAGTCGTTGCTGTAGCCACTAATGCGTCTGTAACCACCCGTAACAGCAGGCTCATAGTTGACAAGACGAATAGCACTTCCGGGTGCAAACTCACCTTGAGATAGCACATCTCGGCTAGTGTTTAGCCCACCAGCACAAAACACTTTAAAAGATGTGAGATTGTCTACCATTAGTTAAGATGACTATAGTATTTAAACGGTCGTTCAATAAATGTACTACGGACTTCAAGCATGTCATCCATGAGAAGCCTACGCATAGTACGAATGCCTTGTTCAAAGTTACCCTGATGGACGCCTGCACTTTGTTCGTTAGAACGATGCCGCATCATAAACATCATGGCACCATCAATAATTACGTGCCTAAACCTATCAGGAATATTGCACGTATCATTGTAGTTTACCAAATCAGCGGGATAGGAAAAATATACATACTCAACTTCATAAGCGTCATCAGGAACTGGCGTTACACCAAACTTAGTTTCATAAGTTTGATACACATAACGCGGAGCTTCTAGCCCGCCTGCAGGAGCATTCTCATCAATGTGCCGATAGCCATTGATGTATTCAGGATAGGTCAAAACAAAAAGCCGCATAGGCTCATTGTCCTTTGCGGTAAGCTTTTTAAGATAGAATGTATCCCAATCAACAGAAGAAAAGTTAGCAGGAAAATTGTATGTTCTAGTTCCGGCAGAAAGTGTTTGTGTGTAAGTTGTTTTAAGGAAAGGCCACTCTTGACCTTCGTGAAGAATTAAACGAATGGAATTGTTAATGGCATCTTTAGCCAAAGCTTGCACGTTACGAACAGTATCAAAGCCTTGACCACCAGTATCAAGCTGCACTTCGTTGAGGCGACGAAGCAGTTCATTAACAAGTGAAATGTATGTTGCTGTCACGATTATGCCTCAATGCATGTGAAAAAGGAGGGCAGCAAAATGCCACCCTCCTTTGTTGTTAATTAGGCCAGCGTGTCGCGGTCAACTTCAGCCGCAGAAACGCGACCGTCGATGTCCATCATCACCGCCCAAACGCGGAGCACACCGCCAGTCGGGGCGGTAGTGGCAGCGTCAATTTCAAGGTCAATCGTGTCAGCCGAGCCGAACACAACCGGGACCGTAGCAGCAGCAGGCGCATACGCACCAGCCGCAGCCGCAGTGGCGTCCCACGACGCAACGAAGGCGTCAACGTCACCACCAGTAACACCGAGCAGAAGGCGGGTATCTGCCGACTCACCAGTAAGAGCGGTGACAACTTCAAGACCAGCCGTCAGAACAACGGTGCTAGCAGGAACATTGACGCACTCGATAATGTCAGCGGCAGCAAGGGCAGAACCCTTAGCGGTCGCAGCAGCAGCGAAATTAATCGTCATGTCCACAAGGTACGGGACCGAACCAGCGGTACGACCAGCAGTAGCGCCACCAGCAAGAGTAGTAACAGTAGCCATTATCTATACTCCTCTATTAACGCAGGTTGTATTTGGCGTTGACAAGAGCTTCGGGACGAAGAATCTTGCGGCCATACAGATGCATACCACGAACGATGTCAGCAAACGAGTCCGGGTCGCGGTAGGTTTCGGTCTTGTTGATCTGCTCCGCAGTCGCAACAGCCGAGTCGTGACCAGCAACGATGATGCCCCAGTTAGAGTCATTCGACGCCGCATTGGTCTCAGGGCCAGTGCCTTTCTTCGGAAGGTTGTTCGACACAATCACACGGAAGCCGTGCAGGTTGTTAAGAACAAGACCATTCTGAAGGCCCGAGCCACCCCAGTCAGCTTGCAGAAGACGCGAGTCTTCGTCACGCAGAATTTCCATAAACACGGGGTCAATGATAATCCAACGGCCCGACGTATCAACGTTCTGTTGATCAAGCTTACGAGCCATGCGAGCGATGAGTTGAAGCGGGTTGGCTTCACCAGCAGTCGAAGGCGTAGCAGTCGCACCACCAACACGCGGAAGCAGAGCAACCGAGTAGTCAGCCGTACCAGCGTTGAAGTTCGCAGCGCGAAGTTTCATGCTCGAAAGCAGTTCGTCCGAACCAGCGGTCGAAATGGCTTTCGTGCCATTGACAGTCGTGTTCACCGTATCCGGCGTACTGTGAATGGCCGACTGCTTAAAGCCCGACAGATAGCCAAGAACGTCTTGGTCAAACTGATCGGCAAGACGATACGCAGCACGATCCGTCGCAAGCGACTGGAAGTTCACGTGCGAATGCTTCTCTTCGATGTCATCGACTTTGAAAGCAAAGTAGTTCGCTTTGTCGATGGTCAGCGAAAAGTCTTCGTCGTCAAGGTCTTGCGCCGTGATTTGCGTACCACGAGCATATTCCTTAACAGTGATTTCGGGTTCTTTGATGATCTTGACCGAATCACCCATGTTGGCGATTTCGCCAAAGTAGTCGGAGTTTGTAACCCCCTGAGCAACAGATGCTTTGCGGAATGCAAGCTGCACCTGTTTGCTATAGATAACGGGAGAGAAGTTGCCATTAGGCAGGCTCCCATAACCCGTAGCAGTCGTAAATGCCATTGTAATCTCCTATTAGCATTTTAGACACAGATGCAAAACTAACTTTAGTTTACAGAGGCTAACAATCATAGGGTGCAAGATCAAACAGATTGGCCTATCTGTAGTGTCTTGGGCCAAGACTCGTTAGGTGAGTCCGAAAGCTATTCGTTGTTTGCGGAGTAATGACAGACTAGAGTGGCCTTAAAGGGTCTAGTGCTTATCAACTTACATTAGTTATACACTGACAAAATATTGTTGTCAATACTTTTTATCGTGCGCTACCCGAAATATCGTAAATAAATTTACCAGCACGGATAGCATCCATGATAGCATCTGCATTGCGTTCATACTCAACAGCACTCATACGCTGAACAGTGGACTCTTTCAGATAGCTAGATGCTTCATTAGATACAGGTTTGTTACGCGAGCGAGTGTTAACAGACATAGCTGCCTCACGCCCATTGCTCGATTTGCTAGTCTTAATATTCTTATCAATCTTGTAAAGATCAATAGCACGAGCGGCAGACTTAGCATCATTGTCATTTTCGTAAAGCGCAGTCTGAACCCACTTAGGTTGTTCTTCAACCCACTCATGGAACTCGTCGCTATTACGAATCTCGTCAAAGTCAGGATGAAGCTGCATCAGTTCTGCTTCCGCTTTATCTTTAGCGGCACTAGCTTTCATCTCATCAATTTCACGAACACGTTGTTCAAAGGTTGCAGATTGTTCACGTGCTTTTTTAATAGCAATCGTTTCAACAATAGCCGCAACATCAGGATACTTTTTTGCCCAAGCATCAATGTCTTCATCAGACTTAGGCAGTTTAATTTCTTGTGTAGTTGCTTCCCGAAGCTGTGCTTCTAGTTGAGCAATACGGTCTTTGTCTTCACGCTCACGTTGTTGCGTATGCCGACGAAGATCACCATACCGTTTTTTGAACGAACGTTCTTCTGCAGTTTCAGGTTCAGCTTCTTCAGCTTCAACTTGTTCAGGCTGCTGGCCTTTTTGTTCAGCAACCATACGCTCAAGTTCTTCTTCTTCTCGTTTAAGTTTATTTTCGTTGCTATATTTACGAGCAGCAAATGCAACTTTCTTGGGAGCTTCAAACGTTTCGGTATTCATAGTTTAGCTTTCGCTGGGGCCACCGTAGCCTGATGCACAGGGGGATGAGTAGCCAGACATATCTAGCAGATTATTATTTTGTACGTGCTGCTAGTCCACCTTTGTTGAACCCTGTCTTAACACCTTTAGACAGGTTTTCTAAAGACTTATTAACTCTATCTGCTT